GTTGCGGTACGCGGCGAGAATGCCGTCGCGCGCCTTGTCCATCGAGTCGGCCGTCGCACGCAGATCCGTGGACGTACCGGCGGCGACCGTCCATGGGTTATGGATCATGAGCATCGCGTTCTCGGGCATAACGACACGATCGCCAGCCATCGTGACCAGCGAGGCAGCGGATGCGGCGACACCGTCCACCCGTGTGGTCACGCGGCCCGCGTACCGGCGCAGCGCGTTGTAGATCGCGAAGGCGTCGAACACGTCGCCACCCGGCGAATTGATCGCCACGATGATTTCATCCGCGCCCGCAGCCACTTCATCGAGCCGTGCCACGAAGGTCTTCGCGTCCGTACCCCAGAAGCCGATCTCGTCATAGATCCGGATCTCGGCCACCGAGGTGCCCTGCGCGTTCGTGAGCGCGCGGATATCCCACCAGTTACGGTTTTTCATCTGCTGTTCCTGTCTTTGAAGAAGGCGTGTTTCGTGCATCGCCTGCGCTGTCATCGGCAACATCGCCCGCAATATCACGCGAGCGTGGATCCGTGTCGTAGCGCAGACCGAGTGCATCGGCCCGCGCGTTGTCGGCCGCGTTCTCCTGATCCACCTGCTCCGGGTCCTCGCCCTGCTTCAGGATCGACGCCGAGCGGCTGGTCAGGCCCGAGCGGATCGCGAGCTTCTGCGCGTTCACGTCCTGCACCGGGTGGATGTACGGCCAGCCCTGCGGCACCCAGCGCACGCGCAGGTACTCGCGGCGCGTACGATGGAAATCCGGCATGTCCATCGCGCCCGACAGCACACACGCGTCGACCCACCACGCCCACACGCGCCGGCAATACTGGTGAATAAAAATGTTCCACTGCACCTGCTCGACCGAACGCCGGAACTCATTCAGCAGCACCCGCAGCACCCGGTCACTGACCTCGCGCAGATCGCCCGTGAGGATTTCGTACGGCATGCCAACGGACGCCGCAGCCGCCATCAGCTGCTGTCGCATGAACGGGCTGTAGTCGGCACCCGCGCCCGGCGGCGTCGCGAAACGCATGTCTTCGCCAGGCGCGAGTTCCTGCACGGTCCCGGGCTCAAGCGATACCACCGGCGAAAAACCGTCCGTGTCGAACGTGAGCCCCTCGCCGGTCACCGGATCGCCGGGCAGGCCGGGCTCCGTGTCAGGTTTCACAAGAAACCCCGCAAAGAGATTGCTGATCTCCTGCCTGAACAGCACCGCGTCGTCGAAGTTGTCGAGCGAGTGCAACCGCAGCAGCACCGTCGACAGTTCGGGCACGCCGCGCACCTGGCCGGCGCGCAGCGGCTGGAACACGTGCGCGATGTCGTCGGCCGGAACCGGCGTCGTCAGCAGCGAACCGGACGATGCCCGGCTGTATTCGCCCGGATGGCGCCGCAGCAGGTGGTAAGCCACGCGCTGGTCGTCGCCATCGAACTCCACGCCGCTGACGATCTCGCCGCCACGGGGCAGCGCCTCATTTCTGTCGACCGGCAGCATGTCGGCTTCAAGTACCTGCAACTGCATCGGCACGGACAGCGAACCGTCGAGCCGACGGATCCTGCGCCGCAACAGCACCTCGCCATCACCAAAGAACGCGCGCGCGGCAAGCGTCTGCTGGCCATAGAAATCGAGCAGGCCATCCGCGTCCGACTCGCTCACCCAGTCGTCCCACAACTGCTTCTGCTGCCGGCGGATCACCGGATCAGGATGCTGGGGATGCGGCTGGATGCCTGTGCCGATCGTGTTCGACACAAGCCGCGAGATCGCGGTCTTCGCCCATGGATCGTTGCGGATCGCATCGCGCGCACGGCTGCGCAGCAGAGGCAGGTTCTGCACGGCGGCCGAATTCGGCCCGGCGCGCGAGGTCTGCCACGACCGGCCGCGTGCGCCGGAAGATCCGGCCGCCTCGTAGGCCGATGCCTTCAGGCGGGTCGGCATCACGAACCCACGTCGTGCGAGCGACGGATAAGCGGCTGAACCGGCGCTCTTCATCGGATCCCCTTGCCGCCGTGTCGCAGCCGGAACACGCGCGAGCGCGGATTGGCGCGATCGAGTGCGCGGACGATCTCCGTCTGTGCTTCGCGCAACTCGGCGATACTGCGATAGCGAACCTTGCGATCCGCGTACTGCACCTCCAGCTCACCCTTTGCAATGGCGGACTGGATGCGGGCAAGATCCGCTGCGGTATAGGCCATGCGTTGCTCCAGAAAAAGATGTTCAACTGCGCGGTTACCTGCGCTTCAGATACGCCGAGCGACCCGTGCGCCGCCCCTGAAAACGCGAAACCCCGCTCGATGGCGGGGTTCCGGGTGAGGTATTTTGCGGTACGGTGGCCACTGAAGTAGCCACCGCTGGCGGGTCGTGTGCGGGGCTAACTGGCCCGGCGGGTTTATCGTCAACAGATGTTGCATCGCTAACATCGGGCACCTCAACGTCTCCCGCTACCGGCAGCGCCGTCGCCACCGGTATCGTGTCAAACAGCGATGCCTGCGCGACCCGGTTCTGCTCGAGCATCCAGTGCGCCTCTGTCATGAGGTGCGTCTTGATGCTGCGCGCCGCGTGCAACGCGTACACCTCACAATCCAGCGCCTCGTTGCGCGCGCCCGCCTTCTTCTGCCAGACGCGCTTGCCGCCGATGCGCCCCGGCACCTTCACTTCCGCCGTCAACTGGTGCAGGTAGTCGGCCCGCACGCCCTGATACCAGTGCAGACGCCCCGGACCGTCGCCTTCGAGTTTGAGCCGGTTGTCGAGAATCAGATCCTTCGCCTTACTCACGCCTACCATGTAGGGGCGCAGGCCATATTTAGCCGCCTTGCTGTTGTTGCGCACCGAGTCCACAGAGGCTTTCGGAACGCTGAAGACTTCGGCCCCGATATCCTTCGCACCCTTGATCGCCATGATGTTGATGCCACGCTTCTGAGCGACACGCACATAGCGATAGACCGCATCGGAGGTCGAGCCGTCCGACGAGTCGATCGACGCCGCACGGATGCGCAGAACCCAGCCGTTCGCATGGCGATAGCCCTGCGTGAGCAGTTCCGTCAATGCACCCCATACGCCACCAGCCATCGGATCGGTACCCTGTTCGAGCACGTTGCCGTAAATCTCATCCCACAGCACGAGCCAGCTTTCCTCGCCACGGCCCCATGCGCGCAGTACTACCGCGATCCGATCGTGCTGCACGTCGATACCGATCGTGAGCAGCAGCGCGCGAGCCGGCACCGTGAAGACGGGATAGTCGAGCGCACGCGCGGCGAGCAGTTCGATCTCGGGAATGTCGCTCTCATACTTGTACGGACGCCCTTCGGTGTTGTTCACGAACGAGCGCATCTTCGTGTCGTCGCCGGCACGCAGCGCCTTCTCCGCGACGAGCCGCTTCTTGACCAGCTCGGCCATGCGCGAGCCTGGAAACGGCGACACCAGTTCATTCAAGCGGAAGCCAGCTACGCCGTGAAACGCGGCAGTGGCTACCCACCGTCCACGGCGCACCGCACGAAAGCGCGCGGTGTCGTCCCACAGGCTCCCGCAGAACGGACACGTGTATCGGGCCGACTCGGGACGCGCGAGGCCGAACACCTCGTGCGGCTTCTCCGCATCCTCTCTCCACGTGACGTTGTCCCACGCGAGTTCATGTTCCTCGCCACAATCCGGACACGGCACCAGATAGCGGCGCTGGTCCGATGCTTCATACGCCTGTGCAATACGCGAAAAGCCATCGACCGTGGGCGTACCACCGAAGATCACCTTGCGGCGGCTGTCCGAATAACTCTTGTTGCGCTCCTCGAGCAACGTGATCGAATCGCCCTGCTCGCGTACGTTCTGGTTCGCATCGTCCGGTTCCTCGACGGCGACCACGGGTGCCGGCGTCGACTTGACATCGTCCGGTGCGTTCGACGTGATGAACTTCACGAACCCGCGCGCGAACGTCTTGTGATCCCACAGGTTGTTCCGGTCACGCCCGGCTTTCACCGGCAGTTTCGCCAGCAGGCGCGGCGTGACCTCAACCATTGGCTCGAATTTTTCGAGATTGAATTTCTTGGCCGACTTCTCTTTCGCGAACATGATGATCATCGGGCACGGATCGATATCGATCCGCCGTCCGATGTAGTTCAGCAACACGCCATCAGTCCACGCAACCTGCGCCGACTTCATGCACACGATCTTCTGCACGCGCGGATCGTCGAGCGCCGCATGCATACCGAGGACCCACGGCGTGATGTCCGGGTTGTAGCGGCCGGGACTCGCGGCAGCCTTCGCGCTTAAGCGTCGATGCCGGCGTGCCCATTCAGTCGTCGAAAGCTTCTCCCCCGGCTTCAGCAGGTTCGCGAGGCGCCTCAGCACCGCGTGCACCGTCTGGCTCGTATCGAGCCAACTGTTCAAGGCATCCATTGATATGCCCATTCAGGATTTCGACATCGATCTCGATACCGTAGAGCGTGCGTAACTCCTGGACCAGTTTGTCCGGAAGAGAAACGAGCTCGGATTGGAATGCGCTGACCATCTGACCATAGGCGCGTTCCAGCTGCTCCGCGTTGACCAGTTGTCCCTTCTTCTCGGCGAGCGTGAGGATCTTGATCTCGCGCTCCACCCGCTCGGTCATCGCACGCTCGGTCGCGAGGTCGTATCCGCCATCGCCCACCCGGCCCGCCGCGATACCGCGCAGGTGCCGGATGTATTCAACGCGGATCTCATCCATCAACGCCTGCCGGTAGTCGATGCCCAGCTTCTCGACAAGACGCGAGACGGCTGACTGGTCGAGGTCGAGGTGATCCGCGATCTGCTGCTGGGTTGGCATGAATATGACCCCCCTTGATATTTCGCCAGTAGAGAAAAAACGCGGGTGTGAGCCCCCGTGTCTCCAGCGGCCATAGGGTCCCCGGCGGGTTTGCATCAGTGCCCGGCCGGTCTGGTGGCAAAGACAGAACGCAAAAAAGCCCCGGCGCGGATGCGGCGAGGCTTCAGTTTCTTCCGGACGTGCGGCGACCCGGAACAGGCCGCGTCACTCGGTAAATACCGGAATCAAGTTGTAAGGCCGAAGTGTAGTTGAGCTATTTCATTTCTGCAAGAGTCCGCGTGACGGGTTGGGGTTGATCGTCGTACTGATCATCATGCCGGCCATCGCGTTGACCATAGCGTTGACTATCGCGTTGGCCACCGAGTCGGTCGATGATGGTCTGCATCGACACGTACTCGCGCTTCGGTTCACGCGTCGACTCAAGCAACTGTTCTCCGATCGCACGCTTCGCATGCGCGAGCGCCAGATCGAAGATCGACGTGGGCCGCACCTTCAGCTTGAGTCGCCGGCAGATGAAGACCGGCGATGCGCCCCATACGAAGTGCATCTGCAGGACCTTGCGATCGAGCGGCATCAGCCGCTGCCACGCGCGCTCGACCTTCTGCGCATCGTCGGTGTC